GCGAGATGCTAGCTTAGCTAGCTGGCGACACTGAGGATCAACGATGCCAAGACCTGCCGACAACATTAACCTCGAACGCTTGGTCACTCTAAATGATGAGTGGCGCCCTGTGGACTACGTCCCGTGGCAAAAGCAGCCGTCGGTTGTGCAGTCGTATATGGCGCGGCGTCTTATACGTCCAAAAAGTGTTTCCAATCCCGTTAGAAGAAACGGGACCAGGGCTGATGCCTCGTATTCCTGCACAAGTGGTACGTGCACGGGAGGCTTCGTAGGAGTCCAGTCAACGCTGAACGCGTCACCTGGAAATTCCTATAGGAATCGTACTGCAACTTATCGCAGCGCGAGTAACCTAAGCCCGCCGTCTCTAGTGCTAGCAGATCGGCTGCTCTCTGACGTCAGAAACCGAACCTTGAGTGGTATCGGCAATGACGCAATGCAAATGAACGCTGCACTACTAGAGCTTGGGGGAACTGTGAAGGCAGTCCGCGACTACTACCGGCACCTCTCACGAGGGGTTAGGAGTATGTTTAAGGACTTTCCGAAGCATACCCAGGAGCGGTTAAAGGGCGTCCCGCCCTACCGCTGGACTGATGTACCGTCCGACTACCTGGGATACCTCTACGGTGTAGCACCGCTCGCAGATGACATCGCGAATGGTGCGAATCAGCTCTCTGGCATGGCAAAACGTGATATGGCCTTTGGCTACAAAGTTAAAGGTGGCGCGTACCGAGACGAGTCGTTTTCAATGGCTCTGTCTGCAGGCCGTGATGTTTACGGGATAAGGGTTCCGGCTTCCCGCCGGTCCTATGCACGCGTCGGATACTATTTCGAATTTCCACGATGGTGGATCGAAAAAGTCCCGATTGTAACGCCATTTTCTACGGCGTATGAACTCACACGTTTGTCATTTGTTCTGGATTGGGTTGCTCCTTGGGGTAACTATATCGGCGCGCTCGAAGCAATGCAATTCCTGCCGTATTTTAGGCAGGGCTTCGAAGTGCGGGGTGCAGTGGAACAAACTGGTAACATAACATCGTACCAGCCTGCTGGCTCAACGTGGACGCCCGTGCTTGACTCGACGGACGTCAACTTCTTCTACCGATCACATTCCATGAACCGAACGGCCCTCGGGCCGCTTGACGGGCAAGCTGTCTTTACGAAGCTGCGCGTACCAGAGCTCCGCTGGGAACTCGGGTTGTCACAGGCCTCACAAGCCATGGCACTCGCCACTCAGCGGTTTCACAATCCGCCCTCGTCCTGGTTCCGATCGGAATCCGCGGCGGGAACTAAACGTAATCGGCACAAGTCATTCTGACGTGCCCTCTCTGGAGAAATCCATGTCTACCACCATCACCTTGAATGCGAAAGCATACACCTGGGCGGGTTACAATCCGCAGCAGTTCGGCTCGTGGCGTAATACTGCCTCGGGCGTTCCTTCTGACTTCTCGTACCTAACCGGTGCGGTGACGATGGGGGGTGCGAAAACTTCCTCGCATGTCAAGTGGAACCTGGCGGTGCCCCACATCGCTACTGCAGCGACGTCGTGCTCCTGTCCGGGCGGCTTGCTGGGTACGGACCGTGTCCGCATCCATGTTGAGCTTTACCCGGGGTCCACGGACACTGAACGGGCCGATATTCTGGCTCGGATTCGCAGCCTGGTCTTGACGACAGACTTCGCGAACTCCATCACCACTTTCACTACTCCGTCTTCGGCTTGACATCCGAAGCGTGAAAGTGTGGACCGTTCAATCCCATTCAAAGAGGCCTGACCATGAATGTGAAGCGCGGGAGCACTACGCTCCCCCTGAAGTGGATTAAGAGGAATGTGTATCCTTCTGTTATGGCAGCGAGTCGCCGAGCCCTTGGGCTCCCGGAGACTACAGCTGCATTGATTGAACTTGAAGCCGACCCGGACGCTTTTATCACTGCGGAGTCCTTCCGCAGGGCGTACTGGAGAGCTGAGATGTGGTCAAAGTACCCTCATCCCGACCTCGGGATCGACACGGAGGCGGTCGCAAAGACTGCCTTCTGGGAAGCAGAGGAACGATGTGCTGATGCCAATTCACGCCTGGTGGATGTCTTTAACCAGGCGTCGGTACCCGAACACTTGCGCCGGATTTTACTTGGTGCAAGGCGACGGATCGAACGAGTTATGGCTGGCTTCTCCGTCACGGAGATAGCCGAGCACGCACGGTGGGGCCCGGGAGCGTCAACAACGCTTCCCCGCAAGCTCGCCACGCCTCAAAATAAATGGGTCCTCTCGGACCAGATAACGGCCGGAGCTCTACCCTACCTCCATAGTTTTGTTAAGTGGAGCGGATGGAACCCTCATCGCGACCTCACGGTCGTGGCAGGGAACCGGGTGACCTTCGTCGAAAAGAATGCTAAAACGAAGCGGTCGATTGCTATCGAGCCAGACTGGAATAGTTTCTTCCAGCTGGGACTTGGTGGTGCGATTCGTACTCGACTTCAACGGTGGGGGGTCCTACTTCCCATTGCTCAGGATGTCCACAAGCTGCTCGCCCGAAAGGGCAGTAGTGACCGGTTCCTGGCTACCGTTGATTTGAAGGGGGCCAGCGATGGAATATCGCTTGGCTTAGTTGAGGCATTGCTGCCGCCCGAAGTCTTGGACCACGTGTTAGCTCTTAGGAGCCCATGTGGTGAACTGGATGGAAAGGTCTTCCTGTATGAGAAGGTATCCTCTATGGGAAATGGCTTCACTTTTGAGCTGGAGACCCTGCTGTTTTGGGCCCTAGCAAGTGAAGTGGCAGGCCACGCTAGCGTATATGGGGATGACATCATTATCCCCTCCGCATCGGTCACGCGTTTGCAGGAGGTGTTTCACTTCTGCGGGTTCGTGTTCAATACGAAGAAAAGCTTCTGGGGCTCCAGTCCTTTTAGGGAGTCCTGTGGCGGTCATTTCTTCGATGGCGTGGATGTAACTCCGATCTACTTTCGGAAGGCCCTGGAAGGGGAAACGCGGCTCTCTGCCGCGAACAACCTCCAGGGAGCTATGGAAGACCAGGTGGTCCCTTACTTGCAACCGGTGTGGGATGCACTCGCCGATGGGGTGCCCGCGATTTTCTGCGGGCCGAAGTCGGTTGAGGGTGTTTTGCACACGGGCTGGGACAGGGCCAGACCAACATGGTGTCGTAAAAGACAAACGTGGTCGGGTAAGCGCCTGATCACTAAGTACAAAGTGGAATCCGCACCCTCAGCGGGCGGCCTTCGGGCTTCTCTCTTTGGGTCTCGGTTGGTGAAAACCTCCGGGTTGTGGAGACTGCTACTGAAACCCCGGCCACAGGAATACTCGTGGCAAAAGAAACCTGGGGTTGCAGTTACGATGGTCTCGGAGTGGTACAGCGACGAACCGTGGGGCGTAAGCCTCGCGGCGGCCGTGTGGCAACAGGCAATTAATCGCCAGAAGCCATTACAGCCACTTAAACCTAAGTCCTACCCCTCGAGCGAGTGGCCTCGTGAAGGCTACTGTGGTCCCGACAATAAACCGTCGGGCTGCTCGTTAACGGATACAGCAATGTAGACGGGATGTGACTAGGGGTCCCCGGGAGAACCTTACCCGGGGGGAAG